ACATAGTTTAGTCATTATATAATCCTTTTTTTGTTTTTATTTTTTTTGACAGCTTTTTGCATAGGTGTTTCAGTTTTTTTAGCCATCATTTTTTTCTTACCTTTTTTCTTAGGTATAACACCTCTACCCATTAAAATATCTTTCATGGTAATTTTACCATCTCCGGAATAATCAGGGAAACCTGAACCTTTTGATAAACCAACCCTACCGCCTTTAGCTTTCTTTTGTAAATCTTTTCCTTTGTTAAAACCAGATTCAGTTACTGGTCTCTTATCTAATTTTTGAGTTGTTTGTCTTAGTTTAATTCTTGCAGGATCAATGTCTTCTTCCATTTTTTGAAAAGAACGTTTCATTTTTCCTCTTTGTTTACCAATATCAATATAAGTCTCTGCTAATTTTTGTGCACCTTTAGATTTGTAAACGGCTGGTTTAACAGATTTAATAACTTCTGTGCCAGTAGTTTTTTGTGGCTTAAAAATTTTTTTACCGAAAAATTCTATAATTTTTTTACGCATTATTTTTTACCGTTCCTAAATATTTGTGTACCCTTTATACCATAAATGCTCGCCACGACAAGAATCCACAAATTTGTGAACCAGCTGGGCAGCTGCGAGAACATTTCAAAGAATAATTTTACCTTGTCCATAGCGGTTGGATCATCTGATATGACTGCCCAAGCAAGCACCAACACGGGCAAACTTAAAATTATTAAAACTGCCTCGTCCTTCCAGTCTGACTGTCGAGCTTCTAGCAATTTGCCCTGGTAAGCTTCCTCACCTTGAGCCATCTTAGTGGCATGCATAAGCTGTGCCTCTGACATTGCCATTTTCGTCTTCTGCTTGTTAGCGTAAATCTTACTTCCAGCAGAGACGGCTAATTTTATCGCCGACAACCACATAATTAGTACGCCTTAGAGTTTCTTTTCTTTTCTGGCAACATTGCATTCTGACCGCCAACTGGCATTTCAGGTTTTCCTGTTGCAATATAGTTAAAAGCTTTGTCAGCAGTTGTTTTAGATCTAGGATCTATCTCAACTTGTTGATCTGCAACCTTAACTTCTTTAATTTTATCAAGTTTTTGCATTTATGCTCCTTTTTTTACTCCTTTTATAACACCTTTGTTCTTAGATGCATAGAATATCTTTTCACCCTTCTTTTTTCCGTATTGTTTTTTCATAGATTTCATAATTTTTTTGCCTTTTTTGTTTAATGGCATAATTAATCCTCTATCATGACCTTAGCTTGGTCAATTCCAGTTTTTGCAAGGCTAACTCCAGCTCTTAATTTAGCTAAATCTTCGTTTTGCTCCATTTTATCCTCTGCAATGTCGCCTTGTTGCATCAATCTTGCTCTTGCAATGTCTTGTTGAGCCTGATCATTGTCTTTTTTACGTTCATTTTCCATTGCACGTAGGTCTACTTCTCTAGATTTTAGTTTTAGAAGAGGGTCAGAGTCAAATTGTGATGTAATTTTCTTCTCTTCGTTCATGAATTCTTCTGTCATCTCTGCTATCAACACTGCTTTTCTAGATTCTATCTGTTGTGTTAACATTTGTAGTTGTGATTGTACCTGTGGATTCATAGCAGCCATCTGTTGCATTTGCTGCATTTGTAACATTTGCTCTCTAAACTCTAATTCTATCTGTTCTTGTGCCATCAAACTAATATGCTCTAAAATATTTTTCTGCATTGCAGCCATAACTGCAGGATTATTTCTAACCATGTTAGTTGACATAAAATTTAAGTGTGCAGTTATGTGAGCTCTGTGGTCTTGACCAGGAAAAGCTTGGAAAGGTTTACCAGCTAATGCATTGATGTGCTCCATGCTCGGGTCCATGGGTGCGTTTGGTGCTGGTGGTGGTAATACAGCGTCAACATTTTTTACACCTATTGCTTCATACATATTTCTATACACCTGATACAAGTTATGTATCTGTGGATTAGATGTTGCAAGTTGTAATTGTGTTTGTGCAAGTGTAATTCTCTGACTCATTGAGAATATGTTTGGATCAGCAACTGGTATAACATCTACTCTTTGATCAAAATCTGCTTGCTTAATATTTCTTTGTCCACCAACTACATCGTAAGGATATTCTGGTGGCAGATACTGGGATACAACTTTAGATAAAATTCTAAACTCATCTTTCATAGCTGCATAACATCTTTTGTGTATAGCGCTCATGACTCTTGAACCACGCTCTAACAATGCAATAGTAGTTCCAACTGCAGCTCCTTGGTTTCCATCACCCACTTGCATATCAGCAATGGCAGCAAATCTTTGACCTGCAGATACAACAACACCTAATAATTGTAATAACGTTGGTGATGGTTCTTTGTATGGTAATGGAAAGAATGCATCACGTAGACTACCACCTGGTGCATCTACATCTTTAAACTCACCTGGTTGTATTGGTGATGCTTCATCTCTAACTCTAACGCCTCTTTGTTTAAATCCTGCAGGTAGGTTAGCAAGTGTACCTGCATCTAGCAACTGACGGAGAGCCGTAGTTGCTGTACGGCTCAATCCGCCAATCATGTGAATGAGTCCGAAGCCATAAAATCCTAGTCCTGGCAGAAATTTGAAGTGGACAAAATATTGGATTTTATTCTTCTTCAGATCATCGGGCGCATAGTTCCTTCTGATAGAAAGAACTGTTCGGCTACCTTCGTCAACAGTGACGATGTAAGGTAATTTTATTCCTGTTGGTTCTCCATCGGATCCAACATCTTCAAAACCTTCTAAGTCTAAATTAACATGACACTCCAACAAAGTGTACATGCTTTCTTGCTTTCCAGTTTTTTTAGTTCCGTCTAGCTCACGCTCTTTTTTTTCTAAATCATTTTTTTCAACATTATCTGGTGGTCCTAATTCTACATCTCTGTAAAAACCAGACACCTGTTGTTTTCGTAATTCATTCTCTGATACTTTAACGACATGTATTATAGCTTCTGCATCATCTAAACTAGTTGCTGTGTATGGAACAACCAATTCATCTGCAGGGACAAACTTTGATACGACTCTACCCATAGGCACATCGTAATAAACTTTTTTAAATGTAGAACCAGCTAATGGTAAATGAAATAACATAGAATCAAACTCTGCTTCATACTCTTTCATTTCATCCATGATTAAATAATTCATGTAATCTTTAACACGTTGCGCTTGTAATTCTGTTTGTGGATTTTTAATACCTACTATTTGTGTTCTGACTGGTCCGTCACTTGGTAATAATTCTTTGTAAGCTTGTGCCTGAAACTGTGTTACAGCTTCTGCTAAGACTGGGTGTGTTGCACCACTAGCTCCTTGAAATGGTTCTGTTCTGTTTTCGTATTTAAATCCTAAAAGATCTAAACCTTGTGTGTAAGATCTCTCCCAATCTTTTCTAGAAGATTTGTAATCCATAAAATTTTGAACCATTTCATTTCCGATAGGTTCTAAATTATCTTCTGGTAAAATATCTGCTAAGTTATCGAAGTGATCTTCTGTTCCAGGTACATTTATAGCTCCTGGTTCAAAGTCTAAAGTTACTCCACCATCTTCTTCTGGTATAACCTCTACGGGTCCTTTTTCTACAACATCCTCTTTAACATCAACCTGTAGCTCATCCTCACTTGGAATATTTACTTCAGTACGTGTGTTACTAGGGAGTCCTTTGTCTATTTCTGCCATATATTACTCCATCGTTCTTGTAGCATAGTTTCTAAGAGAAGCCAAGCCTTCTGAGTTTGGTCCTCTTTCTGGCGGAGGGCCTGATTTAACACCACCTGAATTAAACAAAACACGTCCTCCTCCATAAAAATTTAAATCTAAACCCAAAGGGTTTTTTAATTTATCTGCTGTTATTAGACCTGTTTGTCTTTTTAACAAATCTAAATCTATTTTTCTTTTTCCTAATTTTATGATTTCGTCTGCTTGTTCTTTTGTTATATTAGCAAAATCTAATTCACCTAACTCATCTCCATAGGCTAAACCTTTTTTTGGATTAAAACCAACATCTTTTAATTTTATTACATTACCTGCATCATCTAATTTTAACATTTGAAAATTAACTAAACCTTGTCCCTCAGTTCCTTTCAATTGATTTTTTAAACCTTTGTATGTAGAATTAAGTTCATCAATTATAGCTTGTTTCTCAATATTGCTTCGCTTTGGATTGTTTAATTTAACTGTAGCATCTCTTAAAACTTGATTACGTAGTCTTTCTATTCTTTCAACTGCTGGCGATATATTTACTTTACTTGGTATTAAACCCATTCTGCTTAAAGTCTGTGTTGTAAATTTTGCATCTCCATGTTGAAGAACAATATCCTTTGACATAGTCCCTGGAAACTTTTTTGTTTTGTATTTTTGTAAAGCTTTGTACACTCCATAAGGATCTTGTTTTTTGTACATAGCCTCCATACTTCTTCTTATTTTTCTTTGTTCTATTGGACTTTTAAATACTCTAGCTTTATCCTTGTAAGTTGCACTTTTTGTTATGTCATCAATTTTTGATTTAACTAAATTTAAATTTTCTTTTGTTGCTGGTAAAAAAATATCTTTAAAATCATTTTTAATTGGTCCTGTGAAGCTAACTCTTATACTTTTACTACCGGCTTTTGTTGTTTCAATCGTAGGAGATATGTGAGTGGCTTTTAAATTTTTAACATTTTTTACAAAGTCGTCTGTTACTGTCGTAATACCCGTGGGTTTTTTACCACCTAATTTTGCAGATTCTTTTTTGCTCATGGGTTTTAAATAATCTACACCTTCTTTAAAATAAGATTTTATTGTTTTAGCAGCTTTACCTGTAGCTTTTACAATTTCATTTTGAGTTGGAAGTCTATCTAAATTTTTTGTAAGTGCGGTTACTGTCTCTCTCATTCCCTTAATGGCAGCACCACCTAAAACAAAATTAGTTCTTTCTTCTGTAGGTCCTGGACGCGTAAGGTACGCCATCATCTGCCTGTATTCAGATACTTTCATTATTCACCTAACATGTAAGCAAGACCACCGGCTGCTTTTTTAATTGGTGGTGCAGATTTTTTAACTTCTTCTAAAATTTCTGATATGTCGTCAATTCCATCTTCAATATCTTTCATCTTACCATCCATGTCTGGTCTAACGGTAACTTCATCGTATTGAGCCGGAAGTTGCCCAATATCCTCCTCCATCTTAGGAGGTGTGTATTCCATAATCTCCTCTTTATAACTTACTTCTGGATCACCTTTTTTAATTGTAATTCTTTGTGTTCCGTCTGAAACATTTTCTTCTAAAGAATAGTTTTTATAATTATATTCGGTAACTCTATCTTCTGCGCCTTTACCTTGTTTACCAAACATTTTAATTTTATTTACAAGATCAAAAAAATAAGTTGGTGCAACATCTATTCCTCTCTCAGCTGCTTTTTTAATAGTAGGAGCTAATGGTGCTAAAAATTTTAATTTACTTAAAATTGGTAAAGACATTAGTCCACCACCTATCATTTTTAAAATACTTCTTCTCTTGGGATCTTGAGGTCCATCTTTTAATCCAACACGCCCTCCACTTGCAAACAAACCTGAACCTTGTAAAAGTTGCATTAAATTATTTAATCCTTC